GTGCGGCGACGGCTACGGCGACGGCGACGGCTACGGCTCCGGCTCCGGCGACGGCTACGGCTCCGGCTACGGCGACGGCTACGGCTACGGCGACGGCTCCGGCGAATACTGGCAAGCCACTATTCTTAACTTCGCGGCTAAATGGCCTCGGGAACAGCTAGCCAAGCTCGAAGCCGTGAAGTTAGCCGGTGCGATGATCGCCTTTTGGCGATCGAGCGAGAAAGGTCTCCCTTCAAACGGCGGTGGGAAGATCGAGCCCGCCGCGCCAGGTATCATTCATACGGCCCCGGGACCGCTTTCCCTCTGCGCCAGAGGAACGCTTCACGCAACGCTCATTCCTCCGAAGTGGGAAGGCTCGCGTTGGTGGATCGTCGCGCTTCATGGCGAGGTCATCGGCGATGATAACAAGTTCGGATGCCTTAAGCGTGAAATTCTCGGTGAGGCGCTGTGATGATGCCCAAGCCAGAAACAATGCTGACGTATGCGAGCATCCTTGAGAAGCAGCAATACGTTGTGAAGGATAACGTCAAGTATCCAATCCCGACCGGCGAAATAGTTGAAGCTGCCTGCGCCGCGCTTCGCTACTGCGCTGCGCTTCCCCAATCTTCCTTCGAGGCGCGACGGGAAGAGATCGCGCGGATAATCGATCCAGGTGCATTTGATTGGCCAGTTGGCAGTTATGCCGAATTTAATTCGCTAAGCAGAAAAGAACCGGCACTCCAAAAGGCCGACGCCATCCTTGCGCTATGCGCAGACACGCCGCTCTCGCGGCCACATCGAAACCCCACCGGAAACATTGAGGAAGGTCAGTGAGAGTCCTAATCGCCTGCGAATTTTCCGGGGTTGTGCGCAAGGCTTTCCGCGCTCGCGGGCACGATGCCTGGAGCTGCGACATACTGCCTTCCGAGGATGACAGCCCGCACCACTGGCATTGCGACGTGCTGGACGTGCTCAGGGGCGGCGAAGAATGGGATTTGATGATCGCCCATCCTCCCTGCACCCATCTGGCGGTCAGCGGCGCCCGCTGGTTCAAGGACAAACAGCATGAGCAGGCGATGGCCTTGGTATTCGTCCGCAAGCTGCTGAATGCTCCTGTCGAGCGCATTGCGCTGGAAAACCCGATCAGCATCATTTCATCCCGTATCCGCCGGCCGGATCAGATCGTGCAGCCATGGATGTTCGGTCACGGCGAAGTCAAGGCAACCTGCCTGTGGCTCAAGAACCTGCCGAAGCTGTTGCCGACTAACATCGTTGAGGGTCGCACCCCGCGGGTTCACTTCGCGTCACCCGGCCCCGACCGCTGGAAAGAGCGCAGCCGAACGCTGGCGGGCATTGCCGATGCGATGGCGGATCAATGGGGTTCAACGTTTTCTTCCCAAGATCGGGGGCAGCAATGACCGTAAAAACATACGATTCGCAGTCTTACTATCTGGCGGCGCATTTTCTGCAAGACGATCCATGCTTCGGCAATCCGGCCCTGTTCAAGGAACGCTGCCACGAATTGGCATTGCAAATCCAACAGGCCGCCGAAGATTATTTAGCGGATGACCGCCCTTCCCAACACCAAAACAGCGCCGCCCCAGAACGAAAGCAACGGACATGAGCGAGCCCTATTTGGTTTGGTCTAATCAACATCGTGCTTGGTGGCGGCCTGAGAGCCGGGGCTATACGACCGATATTCGAGGCGCCGGCTGGTACACGCGGGATGAAGCAATATCCATCTCCGGCCAGGCTCGCGACGGATGGGGCGACCCAAGCAAGGCACCTGACGAATTAGCCATCGCAATCAATGATCTGCCGAAAGATATTCTGGCGGCGATCCGGCCTGCCCGCTCTCCCCAAGAAGGCGAAACACCCCATGGCTGAGCATTTTCAAGAGGTCGTCGATTACGTCATGGGCAACGACGAAAGCGAATTGGCCAAGACCAGGGCTGAGCTGGCTTATGCGCTGCACTCTCTCGAAAGAGAGATTTCAATTTGTGCGATGACACAGACCCGCTTGGATCAAGCCGAGGCTAACCGCGACAGCTACAAAGAGCAAATGATCCGCGCTCACCTTGACCTGTACGACGCCAAGAAGGCGCTGGAAAACATCGCGGTTTATGGTTGCGGGATGCTTAGCCAGCCGCCTGCGATGAACAGTCCCGAAGAAGCATGGCTGCGAATGCGGATCGCAGAATACGAACGCTGCGCCCGTGAGGCTTTAGCTCTTGTGGGAAAGGCGCGGATCCGTGAGTGAAACACCCCACCAATCCCTCCTGGCGCCAGCCGAGAATAAATTCCACGTCGGCAACGGTGACGACGGGAAACATTATTGGCTGACGCCGCCCGGCCTGTACGCCGAGCTGGATGCACAATTCCGCTTCACGTTCGATCCATGCCCGCACCCGCTGCCTGAGGGTTTCGATGGTCTCACATGCGAGTGGGGCAAATCGAACTACGTCAACCCGCCGTTCGGATCGATTGTTCATCAGGGCAAAAAGAAGGGCATGACGGCCTGGGTGCGGAAGGCCATCGCGGAGCACGCCAAGGGCAAGCGCGTGGTGATGGTCTACCCGCTCGATAAATGGGTGTTGATGCTCGTCAAGGCGATCTTCGGAGAGCACTCCCGGATCCGAAACCTTGGCGACGTTCGCTGGCTCGCAACTGAGGATGGATCCGCAGGAAAGGGCACCGGCCGACACATTGCCTGCTTTATTTTGGAGCCTGACGGATCCGCGCATTCCTCCACCGAGCGGGGAGGCTCTTGATGTTCGGCCGCCTTGTAAAGATCGACGGGAAGGAAGTTTTCGTTTTCTGCACGCCGCAGACGCCATACAGCGAGATTTGCCGACACGCCGCTGAGATTCTGCGGCTTGAAGAGGCGGAAGAAAAGAAAGCGCGGGCCGAAGCCTTGGGATATGCCCGCGCGCTCCCTTCGGCAGATCGGGGAAGCGCATGAGCAACCCGAACGACAACCCCGTCCCTCGTGAAACACGCCAGCTCAATGCTGCTCGTGAGGTGGTGCAGGCCATGCGCGCGCTTGAGAGAGCCCAAAAGAAACTGTTCGCAGCGTTTGCGGATGAAAAGGTGAACGCAGTTGAGCGGGAGCTAACCGCGGCCATGCACGAACCAACGCGCGAGGCATCGCTAAGCGAATGCTCTGATGCGGCGCTACGCCACGAAGTCATTCGGCGGGGTTTAATATGACCAATATTTCACACCAACCAGCGGAGCGTGAGACATGAGCGCGGTTATTTCCGATTGCACGCTTTATCGCTATCGGCTGGAGCGCCGGTGGTATGGCTATTCAACATTGATGTTCGTCATGGTCAATCCATCAACCGCCGATGCCGTTGAGGACGATCAAACCATCAAGAAGTGCATCGGATTCGCCAAGAGAGCCGGGTATGGTCGGATTTTGGTCGGCAATAAGTTTGCATTCCGGGCAACCGATGTGAACAAACTGCGCGAGCAACATGATCCTATCGGGCCAGACAACGACGCACACCTGCGCGAGATGATGTGCGAGGCGGATTGCGTCGTGGCAGGGTGGGGCCAACTGGCGAAGCTGCCTGAGAGCCTACGCAAGCGCTGGTACACGGTAGTCAGACTTGCCGACCAGGAAGGCAAGGCGCTTCACTGCATCGGCGTCAATGCCGACAAACACCCCAAGCATCCTCAGATGACCGGCTACGATGTACCGATCGCGCCTTGGGACGTACCGTTTTTCATCGGGCGCAATCGTCCGCTCTCTGCTGGGGAGCGCAAGACGCCATGAGCAATACTTGCGAGAGCTGCATATTTTGGGAACGGATGCCGGATTATCCCGACAACGGGAAATGCCACTTCTTTCCGCCGCGCCCCATCTATCAGGTTGCGCTCGACGGGTCGGGTAATTCCTACGGCGACAATCTTTGGCCCTACACCGCAAAATATGATTGGTGCGGGCAATGGGCATTGTCCACGCAAAACGGCCATGTGTATCCCCGCCCTGTCGCGGTCGCAGCGGGGGTGCCGGGAAGCACCGAATCGCTCAACAAAATCAGTCATTCACAAACCAACAAGCCGGGAGCAGAATAATCTCGTGAGCACGCCCGCCCCTGAAACACTTGAACGCGAGAAGGATAAGCTTTGGGTCCTGGACTCCGAGCTGATCCGCCGCATGGGCGCGCCGGAAAAGATAGCACGAGAGGCAATCCGCATGCTGGAAACGAAAGGCGGCTTCCCCAAGAAGCAGAAACTTTGGGGGGATAGAAGGTACTGGCCGGACGTAAAAGCCTATTTGGATCGGTATTATGGGTCTAATCTTGATCTCCCGCAGCGGAGACAACGATCATGAGCCGCATCCACCCAAAGGTTGAAAACGCACCTGGGCTGATCTGGCGCCCATATCAGAAGGGCTGGGAAGCCCGCTGGCAGGCCCGCACCGATCTGGTCAATAAGGGCTTCGCGCCCAAGAGCCAGCGCCTATGGACCGGCGAACAGCCGACAGAGACCGAGGCGGCCTACATTTCGGATAGCTGTCAGCGCCTGCAAACCGAAATGCTTCTATTCAGCCGCGGCGGAATTCCGGTCGCCATCAACGTGTTCGATGGCACGATCCGGTCCCTGGTCAATTGCTATCAGACCGATCCACATTCGAGATATCACAAGAAACGATATTCGACCCGCCGAAACCACGACACGATGCTGCGGCGGATCGCGGTGCGGCACGGCCCCGAGGAGCTACGGGACATCAAGGGCCGCACGCTTCTCGCATGGTGCGCTGAATGGAGCGATGGCGGCCGGATGCTGGCGACGTGGCAATCCGTCAGGGGGTTGCTTCGCGTCATGTTCAGCTTTGGCTTCGCGATCCTTGAAGATCCCGAGTGCGAGCGGCTGTGCGCGCTTATGAGCAGCGACGCGATGGAAATCGAGCACTCGCCGCCCCGTACCCAGAGCATCACGGCAGAGTGGGCAACGGCGATCCGTGTGACGGCACGGGAGCACTTTGACTGGCCCTGCATGGCGCTCGCCCAAGCCCTGCAATTTGAACTGACGTTGCGCCAGAAGGATGTAATCGGGGAGTGGGTGCCGATCTCGGAACCTGGGACTTCGGACATCACCTGGCGAAAGCAGAAATGGCTTCGCGGGCTTCGCTGGTCTGAGGTCGATGCCAATTTCGTCTTGAAACACGTCACGAGCAAGCGTCAGAAGGAAATCGAGGTCAACCTGATGCTGGCCCCGATGGTGCTTGAAGAACTAGCCCTGATGGCTGGGGTAAGTCCGGCCATGCTCAGGCGGGATATGTTCCCGACCACGGGTCCGATCGTCAAAAACCGGCTCACGAACTGGCCCTACAACGATAGCGAGTTCCGGCGGAAGTGGCGCAAGGTCGCCAACGTGGCGGGCATTCCGAGGAACGTATTCAACATGGATAGCCGAGCCGGCGCGATCTCGGAGGCCGTCCGGGCTGGCGCCCCGCTTACGCTAATCCGCCACGCGGCGACGCACAGCGACATCGCCATGACCCAGAAGTACGACCGGCAGGCGGCCGAGGCGACTGCGACCGTCATGACGATGCGAATTGAAAAGCGGAACAAACCAAAAACCGAATGAACCGGGAACCGATGACTGACGAATCGCTGCATTATGACTGACGGCAAAAACAGACTGGAATTTAATTAGGAAAACCAACTGCTTGAGAGCAGCTATTTTGGGGCCAATCTCAATGAATGATAGCGAACCCGTTGTAAATAAAGGTCTGGGTCAGCGAGACGTACCGTAGCGAGCCGCACAGGGCGGCAGGAGGACGAGAAGATGAAATGCGTGGGCCCGTTTCTGAGGCAACGACCGTCAACCAGCACGACGTTCATAGACTGGTGCTGGTGCTACTTATATCTCGACAGTTCGGGGCAGGTAGCCGCGATTGAATGGATACCGTCGATCTAGCGAGCCTTTTGAAGGAGTGAAAGATGGCAATCGAGCGATACTGTTCCGAGAAGGGCTGTGCCGGCGACGACGCCTGTAAGCATGGCCGCACAGGTGGGCGATGCGTCTTTGAGTACGTCGCCCAGGAATATGAGCCCCAATATCGCTGGTTAGGCGACGGGCCGCCGCCCGCACGATGGATGGCTGGCGGGACCATGGTCTATCGATCATTCGCCGACTATTGCGACTAAACGGTCGATGCAGAGGAGTTGTGATGGTTCCAGGATATTCAAACGGGCTGACACAGGGCCAGCAGATGCCGACTACCGGCACGGCTGCGGATTGCGGCTGCCTCGTCTGTTGGCGGCGCTTTACGCATCGATATTGGAGCTGCGACACTGGCGGAAAGTCATCGGGCCCCTATTGCGCCGAACACTTCCCAGCACCCCAAGCACAGGAACGGTGAGCCAATGACGACTGCGCTTTACGAACGGATGGTCGCCTTTAACTACGAGGACGACGAACGCGCGGCGCTAATGCGCGAGGTCTGGGATGGCTTCCCTTGGATGGTCGATGCTTACACAGGCAATTTCGACGAGGGGCGTAAGCGCGAGATGCTGCAATGGTGCTATGACACGTTCGGGGATCAGGCTTCACCGATCCACAAGAAGCCGGGCTTGTGGTTACAAGGCAACGCAACCGTTTACGGCTGGACGTGGTTCGGGTTCGCCAACAAACCAATGATGGACACGTTCATCGCGCGATGGCCCGCCCCCACCGAGGAAGTGGGAGGGCAGAGGTGAGCGAACCATACATGCCGAGCAACGGCAGCGAGGGCGAAGGCTTCTTTGAGCATTTCTGCGCCCACTGTAGCCACGATGCCGCATTTCGCGCGACCGGCTATGAGGGTGACGGCGCTTTGGGCTGTCAAATCCTGGCGGGCTCATTGCGGGGAGAGCAGCAAAAGGAATGGATCACGGATGAACGCGGGTCGCGTTGCACCGCATTCACGACCGACCCGACGAAGCCGATCCGATGCGACAAGACGGCAGACCTATTCGCCGGTAATCAGTAGGGAGCGCAAGCCACCACCTTGTAACATTTCGTGATTACGCGGGACTTGCGTATACGCGGTATTAGCGTATGTTGTGTCTATCAGAAACGGAGACAGCAAATGACCCAATTGAGAAGGACAAAAGCCAACACCGAGTTCATGGAATGGTGGAAACTACTTAACGATGAACTTTCCAAACTGCACCCCGGCCAGCAATGCGGGTATGGCGATGCGAAGGGAACTTACGAAGAAGGCATTTGCCCCGAGAAAGCCGCACAAAATCTAGTCGCCGCGTGGTCCTAATGACACCGAACCAATACAAAGCCGCCATCAAGGCCCTAGCCCTCTCGCAAGAGAGGGCCGGGGATTGGCTCGGAATCGGGCGAAGAACCTCTCAGGGCTACGCTCTGGGCGAATATCCCGTGCCTGAGCCGGTGGCGAAGCTATTGCGCCTTTGCGTCAAGATGAAGATGAAACCGGAGGACGTGAAATGAAATTTTATCGGGTCAGCCGGAGCACTGAGGGCGGCAATAGCGCCGGCTTTGAATACTTCACCGACAGGCGCGAAGCTGATAAGGCCATGCGTAAATGGCTCAAGGATAACGAAGGTGAATTTTCCGAGGTTGATGACATTGAGATTGTGCCAACTAAAGCCGGTACACCGCCGCCGGGTCGTGACCGAGGAATAGACCATGCCAATGCTCGAACTGAGCGACGAAGATATCGGAACGCTACAATCGGCCGTCGAGCACCTTCGGGTGACGCGCCCCGACGAGGACGATATGGATGGCAGAGCACGCCACGCAGACGCAGCATTCCGTTTGGCCTATAAGCTTGAGCAAATCGCCAAGCGGGCCTGTCGCACCTGAGCAGGGGCTGAAGCCATGAGCTGGAACGCGCGGATGGTTATTCAGATGGTCGGCATTCGACTGGAGGAAGCGGACGATTGGCTTATTCAACTCGCAGAAAAGTGCGTGGAGCGCTGCTATTATTTAGACCGGGCAGCGGAAGAGCTTGCGTATATTCTCAGGGGCGCCCGGTCGTAAGCGAAGATCGAGACAGCGAGGAAAAATGACCCACCAGGAATTTATCGACGCAATGAAGCTTGCGAACGGCAGGGACGATTGTACCTGCAATGTCGCGGAGCACAGCAGCAATCCGGCAGAGCATGATAAATATTGCGCTTTCCGACTTCTCAGCCGGGCAGCAATTGAAGTTGAGCGGGCATGGGGTGTGCGTCAATGGCTGAGACGTAACGCCAGCGCGGAGAGGGAGCCGGCGGCCAAGGCGGCATTTGTGGAGGCCCACAATGCTGCGCTCGCGATCCTTGAAGGCCGCTACGATGACCCGCCCCAGTCCCCCGCTCCTGGCCAAAGTGCGGGCCAACAAAAATAAGCCGCCAGCATTTCTGCCAGCGGCCCAAGTCTAAACTAGCCGGGGGAGGAAGCCGGCTATCGCCTCTCGGCAATCACTTCAAACATTTCCGCGCCTCTTTTATCTCCCGTCTGGAATAGCCTTGCAAAGTCGCCCATGCGTAAGCAACGATCTTCCCATGCTCTGCCACCTTGGCCCGTACAATCTCGCAGGTGACGCCTACAGGCAGTTTGGGAGTATCCGCACGGGCCTTGGTGCAGGATGAAATCAAAGCAATGTAGATGCATAGTTGCATGATCCATGCGAGTGAAAAGCATGACATTTTTTTAGTCTCCTTCTTCTTCAATCGTGATGCGATAGATTTTGCCAGCCACGAACAGGCCGCGTTCTCTCATAAGCTCTAGCGTGACATGCTCTGCACGATGCCTACCGGGAGGCTCCGGCTTCAATAGAGACATGGCGTAACCGTCAAATGAAACGGCGGCCATGCAGAGGGCCTTGAACTGCACGTCAGCGCCAATGCGAGAACAATACGCTTAGCCCGACCAGAAGGCCGCCAGCCCCTACAACGTAGCCCCAGAAATCCCTTGCGCCCTTGGACTGGCCCTCGCCCCTGTCCAGACGAGAATTGATATTGGCCATCTGAGATTCGGTATTCTTGCGAGTTTCCGCCAGTAGTTCCCGTCCCTGTTTCAGCAATTCGGAAAAATTGCTCTCCATCTTCGCCGTGGCTGCGGTGTTGCTCTCTTGAACCGCGGCGGCAAATTTTGACTGGGTTTCCAGGCCAACGGCCACGGCCTTGTCTTTTTCTGCAAACTTGTCGGCAATGCTGATGAATTGCTGTGTCGTCACGTTGCCGAGGCTCGTGATCTTTTCCTCAAGCAGCGCGGTCTTTCCGGCGATCCTTTCCTCAACCAGCTCCCGGATGTTCTGTATGGCCCGATCGAGCAGCGTCGGGACGCGAACGAAATCCTCGTGAACGATGGTGACGGCCTTGTCCATCGCATCCATGCGAGTTATAACCGCATTGAAGCGGGCTTCCATGAGCGCTTCGGAGTTGATGATAGCTTTTTCCAGTTGCGCCGTCGTCATTACGGTAGGGTCTGGGTCCGGTTTACCCCCTGCCATTATCTGCGGTTTAACGGTCATCCTTACCCCCAAGGGGCAAGTGCCCCGCTATTTGCGACGTGGTATTCCGACCGAACCCTCGCCACGCATCACCTGGTTATTTCTGATATCCTCAAGCCACATGGTTTGAAGTTTCTCTTGATGAAGTTTTTCTGAAACTGTTTCTTCTATTTTTTTCAGAGATTGAACGGCTTCCCATTGGGCTTTGCCGGTCGCCTTCATCATGTCTTCGATCCGGTTGAGGATGCGATCCCGCTCCCGGTTCTGCTCGCCGATCTCGCGAAGGATTTCCAGCGCGTCATGGACTGTGTATTGATTCCACCCACTGGAGCCTTCATGGGAGTGCTGCCCTGCTCCGGTTTTTTTGTCCCAGCCACCGCGAAAAATTGCAGCACCTGCGGCTACCAGCGTGAAGATTGCCAAAATGGCCTCCACTATCGGATAGTGCGCAAGATACTTCCATGCATCGCTAGTTTCTTGCATTGCTGATTTCATCAGAAGCAGCCCGATAGCAGGTGTAAATCTCCGCTAAAGCGAACGATGTCCATATCGGGATGTTTGGCGACGGATGAATTGCAATCGTATCGACAAGAGACAATGCAAATTGAGCCCACAGAACGGAACCGGCAGCCGCACCATAGGCGCGGATTCTAGGCCCATAAACCTTAGAACGCCCATTGGCTATCAGGGAGAAGAAACGGGCAATGCCAAACAACAACAGGAATATAGCGATATAGAACCCAGGTATAAAATGAAGCAATAGCGTAAATGAATCGGCGCCCAAGATCGTATCCGGCCAGATGAATATCTGTGTAGCAATGAAAATCATGCAGACGGCCGCTACCCATTCGAACAACCGGCCCTCCAGATATCTTCGCATCGTTGTTAACGATTTCTAGGTGGTGGGAACGCTACAATCTTCTGCAATGAATCGCTAATCTTCGTCAGTTGCTCGTTGGCGATCTTCTGGTTTGCCTCCGCGACGGCAAGCCGGGTGTCTAGCTTTCCGATGCCATCAGCGGTTTTCATCTGCGCCGATATGAACTCGTCCCTGATCTTTGCTCGCGCCGCAGCGTCCTCTGCCGTCTTGTCCAGAACGGATTTGTTGCTGATTTCTATCTTGTCGTTGATCCTGGAGATGTCGGCACCGTATCGGCCAAGCTTATCGTTGGTGACGTAGTAGAAACCTGACATCACGATAACGCCGGTCACTATTGGAATAGCGAACAGGTTGGTCAGGCTTCCTATGGTAAAACCGGGCTGGATTGTGTGACTGGCGCGGCTGCGTCGGCGCACTGGTGTTGTTCTGCGGCTCATCGCTTGAGTATCCGCGCCACGTTTTCAAATCCTCTTTTGGTGAAGTAAAAGCCGACGATGGCGGTTGCCACTGTCCCAGACCATCCTAGCAATGGATCGGTAACGCCGAGACCAAAGCACTTGTCCCAGATCAGCAGCTTGGCAAAATAGATCGCTACCGTGTAGCCCATCAATTTATCTGGCTCATACCAATGTCCGATTTCAGCAATGCGATATTGCGTGATGGCGTTGGTCTCTGCCGTCTCTGCGGCGATTTCTTTGCCGGCCAAATCGGCTGCGGTCGCATGATCTGTTGTCGTTGCCGTGAGGTGTGCCTGATAAGCACCAACGAGCGCCTTGGCTACCGGGCCGCCTAGAAATGAGAAGATCATAGATGCAAAAGCAAACATGCTATGCCGCCTTCGCTTCTTGAACCGCCGCCACCGCTTCAACCTTAGTCGCATCAGCCATAGCTACGGCCTCTGCCAGCTTGGGCGTTTCAGCAACTACCTTGTCAGGCACAGCCACCAACTCAATCGGCTTGGTGGTGCCGTTTCGGAGTTTCTCGTCGAGCACTCCAACAACTGAAATCGCCAGCGGCAATAGATTGACTGCGGCATTAACATAGAACTGGTATTTGTCGGGAACGAACGGCATGAGCGGCGTCAGGTTGATTTCACCTAGCGAGGTCAGTGCCGACAACAGCAGGCCGACGACGACCTTGAGCCGCGCGAACAGGATCGTTTCCGATTTGGAATAAAGGAAAATCTCAATCGGTTCGATGGCGGCAAAGAAACCTTGCGTCCATGATTTGGATTTAAGCCACGTCCGGACCCAGACTGCGTACAAGACAATAATCGCAATGATGAAAAGAACAATCAGCAATAATGTCATTCGCCGTCTTCCTCCTTTTTACCGCTTCCAACTTTCCCGCAGTCCCAGCACATGCCAGAAACGTCATAGCGGAATTTATATACGCCGCCGGGATCGTGAATGTGATAATACCGAAACCAGCAGCGGATACGCTTGATGCGCTGCATGACGGTCACGCAACATCCCTCAAACGATCTGCTATCGTGAACGTCTCCCCCGGCGCATACAGCACCACGGTTTCGCCGTGCATCGCTGCTAACGGAAGCCAGTTGATGTAGTCTGCAACCTTTATTAGTTGGTCGAATTTTTGATCCATCGCTCGCCACGCGCCGTCGAGATACGCCGCGCACCACGCATGAGGCTGGTTGCCGGCGATGGATTTGATTTCACCAATGACAATGCGAAGGCTATCTTCTGCCAGTCCAGATTTCAGCAGCGTCGCATATTTGAGAATGGCGTAATCCTCGCAATCGCCAGTGCGAAGTGATATAGTGTCCGACGGTGACTGCCACTGATCCTGTCCAGACGCTTCCGGCGTGTAACGAACTAGGCCATTGATGTTGCCGTTCAGGTTTACGATTGCAGGAAAATTCAAAGGTTCAACGGTAAGCTGCAACGATGCTGTTCCGAACGTAGCGCGCACTGCCTGCCATTTTGCACGGTATTGATCGTCAGGCCCGGCCTCAAACGAGCGATAGCCGGGGAAGGTCAGATCGGTCATGGCTTCACCGCGATAAATATCAGCAGGATCAGGAGTACAGCACTAATTCCAGCGATGTACGGCGCGGACCGTGTGACGGCACCCCAGACGGTCATGCGGCTGCGTAAGCTTCTGCACGCTGGTTATCGATGATCGCCTTGCGAATGAAGTAGACCGCGACCGCAATACCAACAGCGATCAGGATGCCAAGAGCGATCTTCCCACCAAGGGAGAAATGAGCGGCGTCTACCGTTGGATTGGTTGCAACCGTCCCGCCAGCGGCTCCCGTACCAGCTCCCGTCGCCGCTCCCGCTTTACTCGCCTGCTTTGATTTGGCCTTGGCCTTGGTGGCCTCCTTGTTCATTTGCGTTTTTTGATCGGCGCTGGATAGCTTCGCACCAACGGATAGCCACATGCGAACCGCCGCAGCTTCGCCTTGCGCACACCGCCTACCCCATCCCCCGCCGAAATGGCTCCATGTCCCTAGCCCATGAAGGAACGCGAGACGGACAGCCCAATACTTCTGAATGATCGCAACCTTGTCAGGCGCGGCGTTGGCAGGCGCTACAACGTCGTTGATCGACTTGACAGGAATACCCAGCGCCTTCCCTGCCCAAACAGGAGCGCGGCCTACGCCTGAGTTTATTGCAGCGTCCAGAACCGAGTAGTCGAAGCCGGCAGGGAGATCGTCGTACCTCATTGGGTTGGCGTAGTGCGCTCGATATATCTTGCTCGCCACATCCTTTGGCATTGCCTTAACATCGGCAGGCGTGGCGTTTGCTTTCCAATACTTGCGAGCGTCAAATATCGTGATACCCCAGTTCGTGGCACCACCTGGGTCCTTTGGATCGTTTGTGTATCCGCCCTCGTCCGCAAACACGCGGATCATTGCTGCATCGTAAGTTGCTGCGGTCATGGCGCATACACCGAGGCAAACCCAACCCAGAACGCCACGAAGCAAGCGATAATCAGGTTGTCTTCATCCTCGTCCATCCATGCGGAAACCACCGCAGGCGCGGCTTTGAGCTTGGTCATGTGAGATTGTCTTTCGGATTAGACCGCAAACCTAACTGGCGGTAGCGCGGAATCGGTAACAGTCCCCGTCTTGGTGAAGGCTCCGCCAGTCCCGAGATTGGTCGCTATACTTGATGCCGGACCGCGGAAACTGAAATGCGGCTCCCCAAAGAAAGCCGCGGCAATAGACGAATTCGCCGGCGTTCCAAAACCACCAGCGATGGTAACGAACTTGGCATATGCAGTCGCCCCATCAGCATATTGCCCGAACCACATTTGCACGTCGGCGTAGCGCACTTTCTTATTGAGTGATGGCACAGAATTGGTACCGGGTAGACCAAATGGCGAGCCGTTTATCTCGATGGAAAATCCAGCTATGCTGATGTGGCCGGCTGCGAAATCATGGGTAGCCGGACCCGCTGTCCCGGAGCCATCATCAGCAACAGTTCCCGCATTCCAAGTCTTGGTAATGCCAATGGCAAACGTTGTGCTATTGGCTTGCAGTACGCTATTGTCCGCAATGGCTCCAGAGTTTGCCCTTGTTATTGTTTCGTTGGGCTCCAGATGGGTTAAATCCAAATTATCTCCGGGTGATTCCTGCGCAATAGAATTGACCACGCACGAAACATTCGGGGCACTTGATGCCGTGGCAAAACCAGTGAACTCGGTTGCTATCGAAGCATCGACCGAATAATAAATATGCATCCAGTTATAGGCATTAACGCCAACGCCAGTGCTTAAGAAAGATTCCATGACTGGCTGAAAAGCCAAACCAGCAGCAACCATCCAATAGTGGTTTCCCTCGCCAATAACACCCGTGGAAAATGTTTGCGATGGTTGAAATGTGGAGAATGGATTATTACCGTCGCCAACAATAGAACTTGCGATGGACCCGGAGTCGCCGACACCGCGCAAGCTTACATTCAATGTCGGGTTTGAACCATCTCCTGCTACTTCCAGATTGAACTTGCTCACCCGATAGCAGCTTTTGGTATCGCTCTTTCCAAACTCCAGAAGTGGGATAATACCAGTAACTCCCGCTGGTATCTGCACCCACATTGATAAGATAAATTTTGGTGAGTTCGCAACCGAGCTGCTGGGATTGAAGATGTAGCCCATCAGTAATTCCAGATCATATCTTGCTCGCTTTGTGGACGAGGTGCTAGGCTGCCGGGCCTTTCGGGATGTGGCTCGGATGAAACCATTGGAACTGTTGTTTTTGTTTTTTCTATTGCTGGCTGGTGCCACGTTCACGGTGATGAACCCGTGGCCACTCGGTTGGCCAAAATGTCCCGCAGGACAGATATCTATCGATCAAACTTGTATATCGCCCGCACGCAATCCATGATCGGTCACAGTCCCCATTTGGTTTGGAGATATGAATCCAATTGACCAACCGCGGTCGCATCAGAATACCCGGTAGCGATACCAACTTCGGATAGGCTGCCATCCCACCCCGAGGTTGATGCAAATGCCGCCAGACCAATGGCTAGAGTTCCTGAAGCACCAAAGGCCGCCAACAGGGTTGCCCCGGTTGTCGATACGCCATCGACATAGATGGTCATCACGCCGTCAGACTTTACCGTGGCGATACAGCGATGGGGGGCGGCGGTGCCGAATGCGCGGGCGGCGGTATTCGTGTTACGATAAAGAACTACGCCGGTCGTTGCATTGTCGCTGCTCAGTACGAATGAGGCGTTGTTATCGGCGTCATTGGCACCGCCGGCAAAATATGCGAGGGCTCGGCCATATGTTGATAAACTGCTGTTAAGTTTACCAACAAAAAAGGCAGTAAGCGTTGATCCAGTACCGAACGCGAAACCAGCTTTTGCAAGCCCCCTAGTTGCCGAGGCGCCAGCAAAATCCATCGTGGGCCGCGAGTTCAACCCTGTCGCATTGTATTGGGGCGCCGACGCATAAGGTCCCAGATTGTTCCCGCTGCCGCTGAGATCAGCGGCAGCGGTGACATTCGCCCCGGAAAGCGTGAGATTGTTCGCATCCCACCATCCCAACAATCCGGTAAGGCTCGCAGGCGTAAAGCCGCCGCCGCCGGCCGCGCCAATGGCGCCCAGCATTCCCATCATCATGGCTAGATATTCTTCACATAATATGCGGCGATTTCGACAGACGCCACCGACGTTCCACACGTGGCCGTCCATGCCGTGTTTACGGCCGCCTGTGGCAATGCACTATCAACTGGAAGCATGAACCCCCTCGTATCTGTTGCTGGAATTTCAAACACGGCGCGCGTTGTTCCAGCCGTCGAATCCTTGATTGTGACCTTCGTAACCGTTGCAGACGTGTTGGTGATGACGAGCCCGTAAAGATCGAGAAAGGTCGAGGCAACTGCGGTCACAATTGTTGTTTCCGCTGTGGATGACGTTATCGTGGTGGATTGCATCCCCTTGAGGTCGCGGATTGCACCAACAACGACTTGCTTTCCTAGTTTGTCGAAGAGAGAAGCTACGCGCTGTCCGTCTGTGACGGCTGTTGGGTTTGCCGTCTTGGCAAGTCCTCCGGTTTTGACTGGGTTGCCGGCGTCAGTTGCACCGGATGCCGTATCGCCATAAACCTGCGCTGAGGCCCACAACCGGCCGCCCGACATTTGTGGCGGAGAATAATCTAAATCCGTACCCGCACTGTCTGCCGGAGATGCTTTCTGTACGACAAGAACTGGGACACCAAAATCACCGCTTGCACTTGCCGCATCCTCTGCCTTGACAAAATCTATGCCGGTCGATGATCGAAGTTGAACAGGGAGAGGTTTGCCGCTTGCCGTATCAACGTCATTTCCAGTACCGTCCGGTCCCCATACTGGTTTGACACGTTGAGCAAGGACGCCAGCCCCAATGTCGTCTGCGGCAATCGTTGTCCCGGTTCCCGGCGTTACGGCGATGTTGTCAGCCACTTTTATATCTCCTTGGTAATAGACAGCAGCAGCCCCATTGGCGATCCGTGCGGGGCGTCATTTTTGGTAAGAGCTAACAGCAACCCAATTGGCGATCCGGTTTGGTCGGTGGCACCGACGATAACTATGATGGACTGGGTATCAACCAAAGCTCCATCAGATACTTGAACTACCACTTCGTAACTATTGTCCGCGCCAACATCGAGCGGCGCACTGAAGACAGGCGGGTTGGTGAACGATAGAACTCCAGTCAATGCGTTGATCGTGAACAATGCGGCGTCAGCACCACCAATGATCGAATAGGTAAGAACATCCGAGTTGGCATCGGTCGCAGTAACTGTCGTTACGACAGTCATTCCCTCATTAATACCAACGGTAGCCGTTGCACCTCCGCCATTAGAGGTGATGACTGGGCGTCTGTTGAATGTGAAATAATCAATCTTCTCGCAGACAATATCGACCGTAAAATCTGCGGTCTTTCGCGCTGTCGAAATCACTCGCCCTAAAAAGCTGATGCTTGGATCGTCATCGAAAGTAACGATATCGCCGCACTCAATACCGTAGAGGGTATTATTTACCGTACAAGCGAACCGCGTTCTGGCGATGTCATCAATCAGCAGAGACTTGTTAACCAGAGCAGACGCCTGCGCTGTCGTCATGCAGATCGGCAGTTCGATTGTCTCGCTGCCCTGCGATGCCGTCAGTGGGACAGGGAATCTCTCCCGTGTCGCAGGTACGGTATCCCACTCATTGTCTTTGTCTGAATTGATAAAGCTGAGCCAGCGCTGGCGCGGTAACGATAGCGGGTCGATCTCAGTTAGCTTGATTGAGTCAGCAACGATATTGGAGCGCGTCAGAACCGCATCGATGCCATCAGATGAATTATTCTCGAAAACCCTGAGCTTATCGGTTGTAGTAATATTCCAGTTGCGTAATATCTTCTGGAATTGCTGTAGTCCGCCAATAAAGTCGGTCTGCTGCGGCCATATCCAGAACTTGTCTACACCGCTGACAGTAGCCTCTATTTCGGAATCGTCATATCTCGCATACTTGGCAGAGGCGACAATCGCATCGTTCCTGGTAATGCTATACGCCTCATGCCAGAAACCAGAAACAAACGGCACCACATTATTAAAGGGGTCTAGTGGTATCTTTCTTATATTGATGAGCGGGTGTGAACGATATGGTACAGCCGACGCTCCAAACCTAGCGACGCTCTCCGCAAAAGGCGTCTGAGTTTCACTGCCGGGAAGAACGCTGACTTCAACGCCTGCAAAGACCGAACCGACCGGAATCCACGTCGCCCCACCATCTGGTGATGTTATGGATGTGGTCCCGTTCAAGTTCAAATAATTGATTATCCGTGCTGCCGTTGGTGTAGCAACGGCAGCAAAACCAACGATCATATCGCATAAGACAACACCATCGATCGTATAGAAATACGGGCCCTCATAAATCCTATGACCAAATAATCCCTCTCCGCCGACAAAGACCGGCATATCCTTGCCGATAAGTTGAACGGAGAAATCGGTCTGCGTTCCCGTGACGATAGTTTTAGCGGATTCCGTTAGTGCCGGAGCGACGGGCTGAAATCCCCTCGCCATGGCAACTGCAGCTATTTGATCTGAAAGCGAAAGGTCATCCCACGCCATCAGCTTGCGCCTTCTGCGAACTCCACGGCGAACGGTGTATAGGTTTCACCACCACCACCACCGCTCGTTCCATCAGGTGGGTTCTCTACCGTTACCCCAGGTATGAACGTGGAGGATGCTATCCTTACACCGCTCCCGTAAGGGAAGCCGCGATAGTTGTTGGGGTTGGCATATTTGGCTACTGTCATTGCAAGCGTCTGGTCATAGTCCGGCGCGATCTCTCCCCAATCGCCAACCGTTAGAAGATTTCCAAACGGCTCGACCAATTCGATCTGGCTTACACCGTCCCACGCATCGATTACCGAAACACGGTTTTTGCAGAACCCGGAGCGCATGATAAGCCGGCCCGGCGCATACCATGTCGGGTCAGTTTTGCGCGGCTCTGTGACGGTGATCGTGATGTGCCTGGTATCAATTAGCGATGCAACTTGGAACGCCCGCGCATAGGCGTTTCTGGTTGTGAACGTCACTCCGCCATCAGTTGATGTTGCCCCTACAGTGTCAGATATTGTTGGGGCTCCGGCTCCCGTCGTTCCTGGGACAGTCACCTCAAGATAGACATTGTGATAGTCGGATGGGTTACCGGCCCCGGCAAACCTGAACCGCCTGCGATCGCCTACTAAGAGAAATTCAAGCCTTGCAACATCGTGCAAGTCGTCGGTAGTCGCATCTATGCTTGGGAATGTCGGTATCTTGGAACGGCGAGGGTCGCCGAAATCTACCTGATCCTCAATCGTATATTTACGAACAAAAATATCCCGAGGCGTGCCGTACAGATTCAAGACTTCAAACGAGACGTTGCCGACTAGATCATAATCGACGTTGCCGTTCATCTTGCCTTCGAACTCAAATTCCTTAGAGACTGAATTAGCAGCATTGGTAAACTCGATCAGGACATGCGCATCCTTGAATAGCTGAAGATCAATCTCGTACGGATCGAACGTGCCGTTGGTCTGCGTTCCTACCTTGATTGACAGATTAGAGAGCGTTCCGTTGTTGGTATTTGTCATGTCCCCAATCTCCAGAGCGGAGACCGGATTCCAGGTTACGGCACTGATAGTGATCGGCTTGTGATATGTGGTGACACGGATAATGGTTTCGTCAGCGCGCGTGATTGTCACAAGGTGGTGCAGCCTCGCGTTTACAAGGCTGAAGGAAAACGTCCGCACGGCTAGAAGATTTCTTCGATCTGCCCGGATCGAACTTCCACATGATCTGTCTCAAGCCATGTCGTGCTGATAGTCTTTGACGTGAACATGACCGGCCTTGCCTCGCTGAAATCCGCTGTTGGCACCACGCCAGTACCCGGCGCTGTGCTGAACGTCACCACGCCGGTTGTCAGGTTGACCGAGAACAGCGTGGCGCTCACCCCGTTCTTGTAGGCCGTGACCGTTGACGTGAATGCGTTTCCGGCAATGTCAGTTTGCGATCCTGACAGAGGATAGTTCACGTCCCGCACGACCGAATGCGCGGTTGTCGAATCGATAACCTGAAGCTGGAATGTCGTTGTCGATCCGTCCCCCAGGTTAAGTCCGGTGACTGTATTTCTAAGAAGTTGTCCAGTATGGTCCCGTTCTGAATCCCTTGGGGAGATAAAGAGAAACCCGCGCGAGGTGCGGTTTACCTTATACAGCGCCTCGACATTGGTTGACGCCGTACTCCAGCTTAATTGCCAAAGCTGTTTGCAACGATCCCATCGCTCGTTTGTCGTAACCAGACCATCATCCGATGTGACGACAATGGTATTATCTTCAAGCGTGCTTACGGCGCCGCCCAACACACTGCTACGCCTGCCATCCAGATAGACAGCATCAATCGTAATAGACGATGCGACCATGCTATCGGCTCATTGCGTGAGCTGTCGTACCAAGACTCTGCGCAAACTGGCGTTGATTTCGACGCGCATTGCTGGTTGATGTATTGTTGAACACGAAGCTGTTATTATTGACGACAGTGCGCGAGCCAGAATTATCGTTGCTGGCATCTCCTATCCGAATACGCTCGCCGCCGTTCACCATCGCACGGAATGGGATTTGATCGCCACTCGACGGCCCCTGAGCTATCATGTCCAAACCGCGCGCCGCCTTGAAATACCCAATCGACAGCGCACCGTGGCCTTGCGAATAGAGCGGATTAAGCGTCGCAGCCGTTGCCGCCGTGTTGGCATCGGTGGCATGTTTCAACTGGTTTATCGAGTTCATCAGACTTACGATCTGCTGATCGCGGGCTATGGTTTCCGGCAACGTGTTAAGCAGGGCTATTTCTTGTTGCAGATTTGATATCTGCACGCCCTTATCAGTGGTCTGCGCATTTTTGAGATCATAGAGCGATCCAATCGAACTTAGATCGGCAGGACGAGCATATCTTGCAGCTCTAATAGCCGCATCTATTCCGCCGCTTGCAAGAGCTGCGTCTGGCGTCTGTGGCGCACGCCACGACGCATACAAAGCAGCCCTACTACCATCATCTAACCGCATTCCTGTGCCGCCCTGCCGGTTAACGACGCTGGTTCCTAGTGGAACGACTGATGTAGATCCGGCACCCTTCGGAACACTGAAATCTCCAAAGTCGCCGCCTCTGCCAAGGTCAACACCCTGCGCAGCGCGGGCCGCATTCTCAAAGGCTATCGCGGCTTGCTGAGCAGCATCTGCGGCCTGCTGTGTGGCCTTGCTAACGCCCAGCATGTTCTGCTGCCATTCAAGGGAGGACTTCGCAGCCTCCGCTATTGATATCGCGCTCTTAGCAGTCGCTATTGCCGACGCATCTTCGTCGGATTTACCGGACCGAACGGCATCATTGTAATCTTTGCGACGTTGGGCCGATAATTTCTGCTGCTCAGTTGTGGCTTGTACGATCTTTAGCTGATCCTCAAGTGCGGCAACCTGCTTGTCCGTATCGCCATGAAGGGCGCGGTTGTATTTTTCAATTGCGTCCGCGCTGTCGATCGCTCCGAATTTATTTTGATAAAATGCGGCGGTAAGCGCCTGAACCCTTGCTTCATAAATTTCTTCTCCGGTCGCGGCGCCTCCAAGTAACGTAATCATCTTGGCCGAATCGTTGGCGACTCCCTGCCATGCAGATGCCGAGTCTTGATTTGCTTTTGCCAAGTTAGCAACAGCCGCAGCTTGTGCGTTAATGGCTGCCATTTGGGCAGTAATCGCAGACGTATCAGCGGTAATACCGGAACCACCTGCGCCCTGCGGTATTGGTGCAGCAGGTCCAATGCCGGCGCTGCGATTGGTTTCCTGAATGAATGGATTTTGCCATTGCGCCGTCACACCACCCGGCATACCTGCGGCTTCTTTCGCAGACTTGGCGATCTGATTTTGAAATTCGGCCGCAATCCTCATCCGACGCAATACGTCGTCCGAATAAATAGATGCCCAGATATCAGCGGTATCTCTTTTAAGAGACTCGATCACGGCAAGTTGACTCGCCGTGGACCGGGTTAATTGATCCGTGATCCCGGTCGCACGCTGAACCTCATCGGAGTATTCCTTGATACCTCCCGCTGCGTTGGTTTGGGATAGTGCCGGAATAAGCTCTACGCCGCCCCTGCCAAAGGCCGCCTTGGCGATTTGCGCTTTAAGCGTCGCATCTGCGGTACTTGAGATAGCCTTGGCCAGTAAATCCCATGCTTCGGCACCGCTGCGGGTGTTTGCAATCTCATTTGCCAGCGCGGGATTGATAGCCTGAATTGAGTCGAACAGGACGCCGGTCTTTGTCCTGGTTTCTGCCAGATTGGCGGTCAACCGCTCAAAGGCGGTTTTCATTGTGTCGGCACCTAGGCCGGCTTTCGCGCCCGCCTCGGCAAGTCCGCGCACCTCTGTTGTCGTTATTCCGGTTGCATCCGCAAAACTTCTGATCTGCAACGATTGTTCGCCGAACTTCTTGGCGCTTTCGGAGGCCGCCTCGAACGCCGCCGATACAAGCCCGATCCCCGCCGCAGCGGCGATGCCCCACGGCCCGAATGAACCTAACAGGGCACCTATAGGTCCGATCCCGGCAGCGTAGCCCAGCGCCGCGCCACGGCCTGCTTCAAGGATTGCATTGAAGCCGGTAGCGGAGCCCTTGGCAGCATCGAATTTTTCTCTGGCAGCGTCCAGCACCACGTTGGCCCGGTCCTGTAATGCGGGATTTTGTGCTACCGCCGCATTGACCGTGTTCTGTACCTTCTCGAAATCCTGTTGCGCCCGGACAGTCGAAACGTAACGTCGCTCAAGATTGTCAAACGACTTTTCCAGCGAAAGTGACGCCCTTGAAGTCGTCTCTGCAGAAGCCGCAACCTTGGCCTGCGCATCACCAACCTTGCCCAAGTCAGCCGCAACCTTGTCCGCCCCCGTAGAGGTGAACATATAGGTCAGCCGCTTGATGGCGTCTTGAATGGTTGCCATTTATTTCCCGAGCAGTTCAACGATGATGGCGGGCTGATTGGTCAGCCATTCCGTGGATTTCGTTCGTCTCTTGTGCCGGCTTGCGAGCCGCCCCGCACTAGCGGAAGCGGCCCACTTGCCGACCGCTCCGCCGATCAAAGGCTGATAGGTGAACCGGATTTTAGCGATGTTGCCGAATTGTCTCTTGGCGTCCTCCGCGGTGCGTTCGTAAATCCGGTTAGGAACCTGGATCACGAAGTCACGGCCCGCTTCCGTCTTGCCAATCTCGATCTTGCGACTATACGGTGTGTCGTTCGTAAAGACGTACTGAGTTGCCGAAGGAATAACTGAAAACGGATCAACCTCAACGCCGTCTGCGAAAAGTGTATGCCCATGCCGGTAATCCCCAGAAACTACCGGCGACCGATCAAGCAAGGTCTGCGCGATCCATGTCAGGACATCGCCGACAAGTTCGAACTCGACAATGATCGAGCCGCCGTCAGGATCGACGGTTTCAAGCGGTGCACCCTCACGACCGTCTACCGTTACCGTGAACGGCGGGACACGTCCCAGAACACTGCGGTTGGTTGCCTTGGCTTCGTCAATCCCGGCCTGCACATAGGCAGCTACCGATCTCTTTTGCTCTGCCTCCGATATGTCGTTTCGGACATCAACCTCGGTAAACTTCTCGACCGGATCAATCTTGATGGTGAGCGCCATCTATTTCTGCTTTGCCGCCTGTGCTATCTTCTCGGATTCGATATTTGCCCTGAGATGCCCTAACCGGATCATGGTCAACGCCTCCCAAGGCTCAAGATCGACGCCCATCAAATCGCACCATGAGGCCAGCCCTTCCCACGTCACGACAGCCGGAGCCATGCCGTTGATCGCAAGTCCCATGGAGTGCTGACAATACCAGGACCAGAGGTAGCCCAACTCAAAAGGAAATGACGGGGTATCGGGCAAGACTTCGGCGGCGGCTTTTTTCCAGCCCAGCATTGCCATTTGACGGGCCGCGGACTCTTTGTGCTCGCCCTCGGTAGCCCCGTCAGGCTGGCGTCTTACATTCCTGAATTCGAACTCGGCAAAGACAATTAAGGCTTCGACGAGTTCTTCATAAAATTTGCTTCGTTAGCCACATAGACCCATGACTGACGACGCAGCCAAGCGGTTTCCGGGCTCTTGAATAGTTCAAGCGCATTGGAAGGGGAGAATTCAACATCGATCACTTGACGGTCGGCGCCGACAAGATGCCATCCGGTGGCAAGGGCTGCCAACCGTTCCGCCTGCTCTACAACGATATCCGTGCTCTCGGCTTCAGCCAACAACTCTGCACGGCTGCGCTGGCGAAAACCGTTACGCCTAGCCTGCGAATTCTGCTTTCGATCAAAGGCGCGGCCCGGCTCCGAATCCCATGGCAGGAATTCGATATAGCCTTCCTTACCGGCTTCGTCCTGAACAGGATCGATTTCACCGGGCAGGATGATAGGCATTTTCGATTTGGAAGCGGTATCGACGGAGAGCGATCCAAACTTGGACATTTGTTTTCCTTTGGCGGAAGGGTGGACGGCCACGCCGCCAGCATGGCCGTCCGGGCTACATAGCCGCCGGGCGCATCACTGCGTGCCAGCGAGTGTCCCTGTGACGGCAGGGATTAGGGTTGGGCTTTTGCTGCGCGACGACGCGCCTGCATTTCTCTTGCGGTAGCGGCGCATTTAGCGCGGCCTTCATCACTCATGGGAGCCTGACGAGCCCTTGCGGCTCTAATCTTGGCCTTTGTTTCTTCGCTCATGGGAGGACGTGCGAAGGCCGCAGCGCGGATTTTTTCTCTTGCCTCTTGAGACATAATCTTCCCGCGCTGGGAGGCAGACATCTTAGATCGTGTTTCAGGCGATGCCCTGATGCCAGTTTTGAGCAGACCAATTTTTACTTTAGTTGCGTCGGAATGACGGAAGACTGCTCTAAAGGCTACAATTTTCGCCATAGCTTCCGGGCGCCGAACTCCCGCAGATATTCTTGCCCGTGAAGCTTCGTCATGAGTACAGCCGCGCCGTTTTGCAGCGACCTTGGCAACGTGCTCTGGGCTTTTCTTTTTCCCCGTTAGAGAAGCACTAATTTTTGCACGCATCTCTGGCGTAATAACTTGACTAAAGCCTGACACGCCATCTCCGCCGTCAGTCTGATTTACTAACGGTCCGCCATTTTTAATACGGCCTATTGCCGCTATGATGCGCTTTTCGGCAGCAAACGCATCTTGTTCTTCAGAGAAATGCCCGTCTATTCGATACAGAACTTCCCCTCCGCCATTCCAAATCTTGCGGATGATGGAAATCTTGTGTCCTCGCCGACCTAGACGCGCCTCTCTTTCATGTTCGATTATACGTTCGGCCTGACCTTTGCCCACATAGAACGGCGTCCCATCAGGTCTGGATAGGATGTAAACGTAAAATCTTGCGGGATTTACTTTGATTGCCGCCATGCAGGCGGCTAGAGTCTCGGCAGCCATTTGATCGCGCTCCACGCGGTCTAGTGGTTAGGGCTGGTCTGGTGGTTCGAAGCACCAAATCAGCCCGCTTAACATATACTATGTGGCCTCAGTGTCGCAAATTCTAATCGAAGTATTTTCATCCCCTGCCGTAGTTCCTGGGGCCAACAAACATTGAAATGGCAACGACACGCTTTGCCCTCCCTCGCCCGCATCCGACACATTGCCGTCGCCGAACTTCAGGCGTGGCAAATAGATGCTAACGGCAGGCGAGTTAACCGCGCTGGTCGTCGTCAGATAGACGAGGATCGAAACTTCGGTTTCGTTCTTGAAGTCCGCAATCAGGGTTGAGTCCTGAAAGAATGCCGTGGCAGTGCCGGTTATATTGGCTCGGCCTAAGAAAATCTCAGGCACGAAATTCTGACCAACAACCGCATCAGAACTCGGGTTGAGGTTCATCGTGATATCGAGGCCAGTGACGACACCAACGGCTGTCCCGGCAACCATCAGCAGTCCATTTACGGCCGCGAAAATGCCGGTGCTGGTAGCTGCGGTTGGCGAGGTGAAGAACGGCGCGGACGCCCCGGTGTAAATCTCCATATCGCGGCCCATCATCGGAATATCGATGGTGGCCATGCCGGTGGCCGGTAGCTTGATCCCAAATCCACCAACGCGGCATTCCGTGAACAGCCGCGAAATATCCACGTCGGCGTTATTCACTTCGATGCCGAACTTGCGGCTTACAAATGTGGTTGTCGGCATGAACACGGCTTTGCCGGTCGTTCCGTTGCTCGTAACGCTGAACGTGGTATCTGCGGTCGCCGTCGTCGGCTTCGGGTAAACAGTTAGAACGCGATTGCTCGCACCGCTAAAAGCGGTCACTAGGAAGTTGGTCGCATTGTTTAAACCGCCGCCAACCGTCAATCCGGTAAAGCGAAGGATGTCTCCCGTGCGAAGCCCAGCCGTTACCGGAGTGCCTGCGGCAAAGGTGATCGTTCCGAGCGTGTTATCAAATGCTACCGATGTTAGTGTTGCTTGCGTCTGCGTGATCGTGGAAGTTTTCGTCGCGCGACAAGCCGCTTCAATAAAATCGAAGTAAGTTGCCGGACTGAATTCACCATTGATGCCGCCGATTACCCGCTTAACGCCGTGGCGAAAGTCAGCAATTTGCCGATCAGAGCGCACTTCGCCGGACTGATAGGTGTCCTTTGCGAGCTTCAGCGTACTAGATACACGCCTTAGGATTTGCCCGCCCGTTATGGCAGGATCGACCGTTGAGACAGGCTGCGTGTTTGCGGTGATTACGCCAGTGCTATAGACCTTATAGCGCAGGCTGCCAGATACGCCTTCCGCGAGCGACATGTAGATTCTCCATCAGTGGGATGCGCCGCAATCACTGCGGGGCGTAGTTGCGGCGGTCAGCCGATTTGGTCGTAGAAGAGTGCGATTTCTGCGCAAGCCGCGAAATAGTTGTCAGCTTCTGAATCAACGCCCGGCGGTCTGATGCCTGAACCAGTGCCGAGCGTGTAAACACTGGCGTCAAAGCATTGCAGGTCGGTGGTTCTATAGCCGCGGAATAGCGCCGCTATGGTTTCCGCCAAGTCTGTGGCTGTCTGAAGCCCCCAGCCGCGCGGTACAAATACAAAGCAAGCAATCCGCGCAGGATTACGCCAAAGATTGGAGCCGAGCCCACCACCAAAACCAGCAAGGAACTGCTTATCGGGGTCCAGTTCGGTATATAGAAACGGCGCAGGTTCTGAGGGAAGTGGGTCGCCGTCCTCATTCTGCCAGCGCAGGGAAACAACGGAAGCAGGTTTGTTCGCCTCTATCCGCGCCTTGATGAGCGCGTGCGCCGTGCTTGCCGTTGTCATTCATTAGCCTCGACACTGAAGCTCGTATGCGACAAGCGTCCCATCCAGCGCAGAGCGTTCGGTAATGCTCAAGATCGACAATTCCTTGCCGCTGACGATTGTCTTATCCGTGGTCGTCAGGGGCAGCGTCATTTGATTTTTGATGATATCTTCAACCAGAACAAATACGCGGCGGTCGCCTTGCATGACTGCGCCGACAAATTCCTGAGCTTGATAGATGGTTGAATTACCTCGGATATAGATATCGAAGCGAGGTCGATTTGGCCCAGCTCCTGTAAAGCGCCGGATGCCTATCGTTTCCTTCAACTTGCTGGCGTAGGACGCCTTGACTGCTGCGGCGGTACTCATCAGCGAACGGCAGCCCTGACGGACACGCTTGTATTACCTGCATACGTCCCCGTACTTGTTATCCTAGCGCGGAGCCTGTCACCTAGAATGCCGTCAATTACCGTATCGTCTGATAGGGTTGCCGGAACAACCACCGTTGTTTTGGGCGTCAGGCCAGACAGGTTGAACAGCTTTTCGGCGCTCGCTTGCAGGAATGCAAAGCGGGCAATAGGAACCCATGACAATCCTTGATCGAGCGAAGTCTCTATATCGACTTTGAGATTTGTCCCGCCAGAGCCCCAGGTAAAATTCGCCTGCAACGTAACGGCCGCCATCCAATCGAGCCCGTCGATGAACGGCTGTGCTATTCCTTGCGACGAAACGCCATCAGTGATGACGGAGTTCGTTACCGCAATAGTAATGGCCTCGTCGCCAAGGCTGAAAATTCCGCTCATGAACGATCTTTCCTCAAGAAGCCTCTTAGACCACCACGCGGACGGCTAGGCGAAGTTCTGTTGCCCATGTTATTCCTGTGCTCTGCCAAGAACCCCGAAGTAGAGTCGCCAATGTGACTGTGTGTGTCATCTCCAATGCTCATGGAGATGTGCATCCGGCCAAGGAATCCGCCCGGTCGGGGAACGGTTGGCCGCCCAGGATGATGTTCCCGTGGCGGTGCCTCTGGCGCCAGTTGATATGTATCGAGCGGAACAAAGCTGTAGCTATATGGAGCAAACCGAGCGGATATTGGCGCCGTTGAAAGTGGCGAATACCAACCCAAGCCCTGCGTGGTGGCAGGCGTGACCTGTGGGGTATTCCACGGAACAAACGCAAATAACCGAGATGTCTGCTGGCGTTGTGCCGCGACAGAAAGCGGCTGCTGCCATGCAACGCTGACTGCTTGCGCCGCAACCTGTGTCGGGCCGAACGGTACAGAAGAAAAACCAGCTTGAGTCTTGGTGACTGACGGAGCAACCGAGAGCGGCGATTGCCACGATAGATTGACTGGCGCGATAACGATCTGCGCCGTATTGAACGGAACATAGAAATAGCTCTGCGGTGCCCTGCCGAGAGCTGGCGCAACCGACAATGGTTGCTGCCACGCGATGCTGATGACCGGCGGTACCGCGAACGGTACAGAAGAAAAACTCTGAGAGGGCGTTACCGCGCGTTGTGGCGCAACCGACAGCGCGGATTGCCAGCCATAACTTGTGACAGGAGCCGCAAGTTGTGGTGTATTGAACGGAACGAACGCAAAGGACTGAGCCGCTTTGACGATCGGCGGCGCGACCGATAAGGGCGGCTGCCAGCCGAGATAGACTGTTGCGACGACGGGTTGAGCCGTATTGAACGGCACATAGGCGAAGTTCTGCGCAGGCCGGACAATCGGAGGCGCGGTCGATAACGCCGACTGCCAGCCGGTAGGCGTAGCCGGCTGTACCTGTGCCGTATTGAACGGGACAAACGAAAAACTGGCCGGTGCCCTTGCGAGTGCCGGTGACGCGGTGGAAAGCGGTGACTGCCAGCCGCTCGGCACCACGAACGGAGGAACAACAAACGATGCTGCACTGTAAGACGGTACACGCGCGACTTGCGATGCGGACGAGAGCGGCGGTTGCCAGCCCAGATAAAAGTCCGGATTGTCCAGCGGGACAAGTTGCGGCTGGCTATATGGTACGTTTGCGAGCGGCTGGGCTCTACTGAATTGCGACTGCCAGCCGAGAGCTATCGTTACAGCGGCAGGCTGTACGGTATTGAACGGGACGAAACTAAAACTTCGCGAAACCTGGATGACAGGCGGCGCAACTGATAGTGCCGATTGCCACGCGATGCTTAGAGCAGGCGGCGGCGTCTGCGCCGTATTCCACGGCACGAACGCAAAGGTCCGCGCAACATTAACAATAGGTGGTGCAACAGATAGCGGGGCCTGCCATCCGAGGCTTGGCGCCGCTGCTGCGGGAGCAGCGATCGGCTGCGGACACCATGTAAGAGCCGCAGCAAGTGGTAGTGCGACGATCGCCGGGGCTCGGTTGAGTTGCCCTAGCCAGCCATTTGGCGGACCTCCACCACCTGCTAACGTCTCCTTGAAGGCTACATAAACCGATGCGCAATCAACTGCGGTCCATGTCGGATCGCTGGCGTCACCAGTACCCGTTGAGATACGGTATTCAAGGCGCGCCGCCTGATTGGTAACCGCGCTGCCGCCCGCAGATTGATCGAAGGTGGATTGCCCCCATCCGCTGGTTGCGGTGATATCTGTCGTGCTGCTCGTTTCGCCAGATATGCCGCGAACCCGAAGAAACTCAGCATTCGGTGTTGTGACGTTAAGTGAGCCGGGATCGGCTCCGTCATTGGCAAGGGTGGCCGTCGCCTGCACGCTGACTGTACTGCCGGCCGCCATGGAAAAGGAGTGGCAGATCGCCGCCGAAGCGTCACGCGAGGCCGAATTGGAAAAGTTCGCAGTGATCGACGTGGTGATAGCGGCGGTGGCTAACGTGTACCAGATCGAGCAAGTTGTTCCGGCCTGAGCCGCGCCCTGACCGTTGCAAAATTCGGCGGCCTTCGTCCAAGTATTGCCGCCGCTGTCGGTAACCGATGTTACGGCGCCCTCGTCCCCGTCCGTTGTCTGGTTGTTGTCAACGGCAACCACCAAAACGGCGACATTGCCAATATTAACCTGATTGATGACATTACTTATCGTCAGTGATGTCTGGTTGGCCGCCTTGCTATTGCCGTTGAGACATCGAGCACCATCACTCCAGGCCATGGTTTATTGTCAGACATATTCGATGGTAAACGTAAGTTGGTCCTGAAGCAGAGACACCGCCGCATCGTTCGAACCGCCGGTTGCCAGATCATTAAAGATTGCAATTGATGAGGCTTGGCTGGAGGGCGCGGAGAATATCGTATCATCTCCCGTCGATGTCACCCAATCGGCATCAACGCCACGAAAATACGCCTCGTTAGCCAGATTGAATTGGGTAAATCCGCCTGTCATGATGACCGGACCACGTTTGCAGCGTCCGGCATGATTGAACTCGGTGCATTTCGACTGTAGGGACGCCGAATGAACGCCCGTAATGGTTGAGCCAGCGGGAATGCCCATTTCCTCAAATGTCATCTCGCGCCGCCATGCGTTCGAGCTTTCGCTGGCATTCTTTCCGGCAAGTCGGCTCTTGAGTGAACCCGGAGGATTGCCATCGGATGCGTCGTAAGACATTACGGTAAGTGGGCCATTGGGAACGGGAGCAAACCCCTGCGCATCGGATGCGAAGTCGAAAGTAACGGTAAGGCTAGGCATAGTTCACACCCTTCTGAAGATATTCGTCAGGTCAGCCCAGCAAGTGCCGTGTTCAAAGTATCCAGCCTTGCCTGCAAGACCGTTTTCATGTTGGTCATGACGGACGCCGATTCTGAAACGGTCAGCGGGGCGATTACAACTGTCTGCGCTCCCAGCACGGGATCGGTGATCGTCAGGTTCCCAGACGATATGACGGAGCTATTGGTTATCGCAGCCGTCAGCGCAGCAATCCTTGCAGTCAGAATGTCGATTGCTGCGGCAGTAGCGCCGCCTGTTCTCGCGCTTGAGATATCCATTTATAGACACTCCTGCATCCATCTTAGGGCCTGCGCCGCTTTCTCCTGCCGCTCGATCTTCTTCATGTATGGATCACAGCGCAGATGGCATTCCGGCCTATCGCAAATGACGCCCATACACGTTTTACAGAGTCCGCCCAAGTCAGCCGGATCGCAGAACGGCTTGACGCGCTTGACGTTCATGCAATGCGCGCAGGTGAAGGTGGCCTTCTCCTGAATCTCGCCGTTCGGCCCCCACAAAGTGGCAAGGCCAGTCAGGGCTTTTCGCATGATTGTCGCTCGTAATATGCGTCAAGATATCGCCGCGTATCGCGGCGGGTCGTCGCGCCCTCATGCTCGGCAAATGCGATGAGGCCAGCAAGCTGATGCGGTGGATAATGATTGTGGCGCTTCGCCCGCGGCTCGATTTCATTAATCAAAATCACGGCGCTCAGTTGGGCTAACGTCCGTTCCCTCCGCATCGGATTACTCGCCAGCCTCCAGATATGCCGCCCACACCTTTGATGTGAACGACTTATCCTCGGGATGATGGGATTCGGCAAAAGCATTCAGATCATGAGCCGGAAACGCTCGGATAGACTCGATAAGTTGCCGTGCTTGCTTCAGAAGGCTTTGATACTCTTGCTCAGTCATGTCTTACTCGCGGAATTTCATGCCGACGTTGACGGTCGAGGCGTAGGTCGAGGACTTCGCCCGGATGCCGATGCCGTTGAGGTTGGTCGCAGGAATCACCAGTTCGCCGGGGCCGCATGGATTGACCTGCCACTGATAAGTGCCGCGCTGGTTGGCGCCTATGGTGTCGAGAATGCCGGTTTCAGGGCCGGTCGGTTCCGCCGTCAGTGAGCCGAGGCAGACGGTAGCCGCCGCGGCATCGGCCTGGTCCAGCGCGTTCGCCGTCAGCGTTACGCCGCCGGTGCCAGCCGTGGTCTGCTTGATCACGGTCCATGCGATTTCGCAATCTGTCGCATTCGGCAAGCCCGATGGGCCGACCTTGTATTCGTAAATCCAGGCGCGCCGGAGACCGGTGGTTTGTGCCGCCGCCTGCAACATCGTCTTGACGGTGGAAGCGACGTTGTTAAGCGTCGGGGTGGTAGCACTTACGTTAGTGGTGCCGTAGAGGGCCATTTTAGTTTCTCCTTTGGGTCAATAAAAAGCCGCCCAAAGGACGGCTGGACTTACTCACATTTGAACTTGTTTAGGCGACCATGCCGCGATATTTCTCGACCGCTTTGGAGAACTCGGGAGGATATGCCGAGCCCTCGCTCAGAACACCTAACTGATAGGTGTAGCTTTGAACTCCCGGCGTATCGTCCGATCGAAGTTGCGGATCGCGTCCGGCTGCAAAATAAAACTGCTTCACAAGCGTAATCACCGCGCGCTCGATATCGTAGGGCAGTCCCGACAGAAGTTCGTAACCTCCCGAATAGACAACCACGACCTTGCCGGTGACCCAATCAGTTCGGTTGCCGCTCCCGTCAATCCGGTAAAGAGCCCCGGTCGAAGGAACAACTTCATAATCGGTGAT